CAAGGAAATTGCTCGTAAGCAGAAGCGTCGTCTTCACTTCATCAGCAATATTCAGGTTATCAGCGATCCAGGCAATCCTGCTAACGAGGGTAAGGTTTTCCTCTACAAGTATGGTAAGAAGATCTTTGACAAGCTAAAGGAGGCAATGGAGCCTCAGTTTGCTGACGAGGAAGCAATCAACCCGTTCGATCTTTGGGCGGGTGCTCCATTCAAGCTGAAGATCCGTCAGGTTGAAGGTTATCGTAACTATGATAAGTCAGAGTTTGGTAAGTCAGAGGCTCTGTCTGATGACGATAAGGTTCTGGAGCAGATCTGGAAGAGCGAACATTCTCTTCAGGAATTCCTAGATCCCAAGAACTTCAAGTCAGAAGAGGAGCTACGTGCTCGTCTAGCAAAGGTTCTTGCCGAGGATGCTCCTGCAACGAAGCGTAAGGCAGCTGAGAATACTGAAGTTCCATGGCAGGATGAAGAAACTGCTCCGACTTTTAAGGCGACTCATGCGCCGAAGTATTCTAGCGACGACGAAGATGACGATGAGTCATTGGAGTTTTTCAAGAAACTCGCTAACGACTAAAATGAAGAGGGAGCCAAAAGGCTCCCTTTTTTATTATCCTCTAGACATTCTAGGTTTAAACAAATTCATTTCTTCGTAATGATTGCCACCAAGCATACCAGCCCAATCTGGCCACTCAATATCTCCTGGCATATTATAAGCAAATCCAGCTTGATTTGAATTATGCATTCTATTTGGTTCTGCATTGACTTGTGGGGTGTGCGAAGAAACTTGAGCTTCTTGAACTGTTTGTTCAGTAGCTTGCGAAGTAACTGCAGCTTGGTTTAATGCTTGTGCGTTCAATGCTGGCATCGATGGTGTTGATACTAATTCTGATTGTATAGTTGAGGCAATCATTGGTAGTAACATTCCTGCAATACCACCAATTCCTCCACCCATCATTCCTGGTATCATACCCATCATTTGACCCATCATATTTGCGCCAGCTGGTGGGGCTGCAATTCCGGGAGATATAGGCGCTTGTGCTACTGGTTCAGCCGCCATAGGTGTAGCTGCAGGCGGAGCAGTAGATGCAGTAGATCCAGCGGCTGGAGTTGCTCCTTGCATCGCTCTTTGTTCTGGCGAACCTGCTATTTGATATGTGTCTGGAACAGACTGCGCCCCACCTTTTGGAATTTCAGCATGTAGATGATTATTATGACCAGCAGCTGCATATGGTCCGCTTTCTCTCCAATAAACTTTATATCCTAGTCTAGTCAATTGTTCGGCTAGTTGATCAAACTTGGCTCCCATAACAGGATCCTTTGCTTCAACGTTACCTTCACCAAAATTGATATCAATTGCTCTGCCTTCATAATGCGCCTTACCTTTATGAACAGGTTTAACGCCGCCGAACTGCGGATGTTCAGAGATACGCATTCCCATTTTTTCTAGAGCATGACCAAGAGCAACAACATCACCAGAAGGCAATGAAGCACTTACTTGTTCGCCATGTTTATGATCCTCATGAGCAGCGCCACTTACTGGACCATGACCGCCTTCTTTGCCTATACGTTCTGTTCGAGGATCATTAGCAGAAGGAATTGCTTCAGGCGCTGACACTGGAGTAGCAGATGGGGTTGTTGTTGGCGTAGTTGTTTGTGGAGTGGTTGATATTTCAGGAGCCTTCATTTTAGAAGTATCAACGTTTATTCCTTGAAACTCTCCAATCCCAGCAGTCTTACGACCATACCATTGACCCCAACCTTTTTTCTTTGCTTCATCAAGAGCAAAATCTATTTGTTTCTGAAGAGAAGCAGCTGATCGATCTGTTGCTGGGTCAATACCTGTTGCAGCTTTAAACCTATCACCAAGACCTTCTGGGCCACCAGTGCCTTTACCAACCAATAATTGGAATGGTCCATATGAAGGTTCTCTTTCCATACCCCATTTTTTGCCTGGAGCCGATGATCTATATGTATTCAAACCTTCTGATTTAGCGATACCAACAGCTGTTTCAGGATCAATTCCACGTTGTATGGCAGACTTTCTGATCATGTCTGCCACATTTTGTCTGCTTAATCCAGATTGTTCGTATCCAGAACCGCTGCCTTCTTTTACTTCTTGTCTACCTAGACCTCCACCGCCCATAGCACCCAGAGCTGTCATTCCACCACCAGCTACAGCAGCTCCAACTCCCATTAATGCTAGTTGCTTAGCAAAATCTGTGCTTAGATTGGAAATACTTCCCAACAACCCACTGCTAGTATTATTCATAATGTTACGGTTTAAAGATTCAATGTCACCGCTGAGAATACGAGTGTTTTTGGTAACATTGCTCATCTCGGTGCGCATAGAATTTTGTATTTCTAAAGACTCTCTGAATAGAGAATTTAGACTGTCAATTTTGTTACCAGTTTGCTGAGACTCAGAAACCATTTCCTCAAGCACATTATGAAGATCTGCGATATCTTCTCTCTGTGCTTTGAAGGTTGTAGAAATATCTTTGACTATTCTGCTGAGATTAGCGTTGCTGGCATTGGCTGCTTGACGGAATTCGCCTGCAGTTTCAACTCCAGCATTTCTAATGCTTCTAGATATTACCGCTAATTCTTCTGCTTCTATGGCCATTTGTTATCCGCTGCTTTTCTTTTTAGCTTCTTCTACTTCTTTTAAGTAGTTGACGAGCATTTGAACGTATATATCTCTTTCAAAGGGTATCATAGATTCTATTTCACTAATTGAATATTTATGGTGCTGAGCCAAAGAGAATATAGTAGCAAAATAATTAGATAATGTACTATGACTCAGCGCCACGTAAAAAAATCGTTTAACGAAGACAATACAATTTCACGATCGTTCCCAAGTTCATTTTGATAGATTATCTTGTATTCCATTCTAGGAACATTCAACAGGAAGTTCTGGACCTGTTCAAAGGTCTTGATATTCAGGTTTTCCAGGAACTCGTTCAGTTCTTCTCTCTTATAATCTTTGCATTCATAAATCTGATCTTCAAAATAAATGGAATCAATACATCTAATGATAAGTTCAAACATATAATCTTTTTCTAGATTCAAGAAATCAGTATCATCATATAGCGACGCCGAAGGGTATTTCATTATAATACCTGACTGTGGCGTTATTTTTATCTTGTTATCCAACTTCTTTGGATAATTGACCTTAACTTCGTCTAGATTGATGTCAAAGTCGTAAACCTTCTTATCCTCTGAATCTCTATAAGAAACTTTAACCACGTTGTCTACAGAAACCGAGCGGAGTTTTAAAAAGATAAACTCAAGGTCAAATAAAGCTAGTTTACCGACATCTAGTTTTGGATCAACGGAACAGTTATTAACTACCTGTTTAATAGCAGAAAGGATATCAGCTTGGTTATCGCTTTCCTTTGCCATTAATAATAACTTTTCTTCTTTGACCAAAAAGGGTCTAAACTGATAGTCCTTTTTCAAAGAAGGAACATTCACCTTATATACAGGGTAGTCAATTTTCGGTAATGACATTAATATACTCCATCATTAATTTGTTATAGTGTCTCTCGCACTTCCTGTTCTTAGATTGGTTCTTTGTTGAGAGTTGGTTGCTTGCACGGTAGAATTTTCTATAGTGTATTCAGTGTAAGCAATTGAAACGTTGATTTTCATAAGATTCGAATCGCCCCAAGAAAGAGGAAACTCTCTAATAGCTGTCGGAAAGGCGTCAAATAGATTAATCTTTTGGACTATATTGCCATAATGATCATATATGAAAATACACATGGTTGTTGCATAATTTTCTTTGTATTCTGCAGTATAGTTCGGGGCGGTATTGTTTGTTGATGATCCATTAAATTGGAAAATTGCTCTGGTCCACTGATACCAATATTGCCAGAATTCGCAATAATGATCGCCAAGCATTGATAAACTTACTTCTTGGAATTGGGCGTTTATTGGCATTTTCTGAGTTGGGCCAATACCGAAACGGTTTATGTCAGCCGTCATAATAGAAATACCAGGAGCTCTAACCTGGTCTATTCTGAATTCCATATTTTTGGCGATTTTATATATCGCTGTTGGTGTGCCTTGGTTACTAAGAACAGCGTTAGACAAAATTCTTGGGGTCTGTATCAGAACAGAAAATGAGTTATTATCTAGATAACCAAAGTCCCTTAAATTCGTTTGATAAGCGTTTATGTTAAATGGCATTTTTCGTCCTAGTAAGGTGGTGAACCAGCGTATCTTTTGTTACTGTTAACTTTCCATCTTTGAAGCGGTAACACAGCAGCCTTTTCCCAATCTGAAGGATCAACTTCATGGAAAGAACTTCTAACGTGCGAAAAAAGGTATCTTTTCACGCAGCCCTCAACGCCCTTTAATTGGTTTGAATAACCTCTTAGATATTCATAAGAGATACTCAACCTTTTATTCTTGTTGTATTTATTTTCATCTGTCAAATCGATAAGAGAATTCAAAATCTTAATTCTACCCAACGGAGGCAGATAATGTAGGTTTATACCTAGAAACCCATTCAGATACATTTCAACGGGCATAGTTAAAGGGAACATATCATAAAAAGGTAACTTGTCTTTATATTTTGGGTCATACATATAAAGGAACATGCCTCCGATAAAAGGCATAGAGGACTTTTTGAAGATTTTATTGGGATCGCCTTTTGTTTTATTGGCCTTCAAATCTTCAACAGAAGCCGAAAACCAATCTTGAGCCGTTGTTGATTTATCAGCTATCGCCCTAGAGCTGGCTTTGATAAGACTATTAAAAGTGTTTGGCATTAAAACATAAGTCCTAGTTCTTTTTCTGTGATGATAACAAATTCATAACCACGATCTTTACAGAATTCTCTTGCAGCTTTCCACTTAGCAGAATTTACACCCCAAGTCATAACCTCGTTCAAATACTTTCTAGACTTTTTTTTGGCCTCGGTAATTGTCGGCGGTAAAGTCTGAGCATAAGGTTTGATTTCAACCACTATGGTTTTAGAGCCTTCTTTAGTTTTTCTCCTTACCACAAAATCAGGGTAATATCTATGAATCCGATTGTCCACCGGAGACCTGTAAGGAATTATAGTTTCCTCGCTTTGCCACCATACGACATCTGGGTCTTTGTCTAATCTTGCCATATAGACAAATTCCCATCTACTTCTATAGACAATATTTGAAGTATCACCTTTGTATTTATTGGGGTTTAGTGGTTTAAAATAACCTTTAGTTGTCGCCATCTTGTTTCAGTTTAATAAATAAGGTAAAGTAATATTTATTACAAGATTAAGGGATACTATGGCTCTTACACAGAACTTTCCGCAACCGCCCGGAAGATTTAACAGACAATCAAAAACTTTCCCTGAGGACTTGATTCAGTCTAATAGAGGGTTTTATACTAACATCAGCTTGGTGAATTATGAATACAGTTTGGTGTCAAGCGGTTTAGGAGCTATATCATATGGTGGTGGGTTCAAGCTGCCAATTCCAAGAAGATTAAACGATAATGAAGTTATCTTGTGGGAAGAGTGGAGTGCCACTAATGAAGTTGGCGGAATAGCTTCACAAGCTGCCGCACAATACTTAGGTAATTTTGGTAGCGCCTT